TTTCACAGGTTTGGCTGTAGGTTCTGGTTCAGGAGATGGACCTAATAAATCATCAACTTCACTTTTCGATAATTTCTTTTCGTTTCTCAAATAGTCTCTAACACCGACATTATAAACTCTTGTCAAAAAAGGAGCATCTTTTAACAAGTCTTTGAGTTTTGCTTGTCTTTTCTTTTCTTTCTCCAATTCTTCTCCAGATTTTGCCTCATTCAGTATACTAGCTGCCATAGAGGTGTCGCTGCCAACATCATTTTTTAGTTGTTCTCTCATTTCTGGTGTCATGTTGGAAAGAACATTGGTTGCACCAACAGTGATTGCTGCTCCAGTTGCTGCAACAGCTGTAACTGCGGCCGCACCGGATGTTGCAAATGTTGCAGCCGCTCTTAGTGCCCAACGACCTGCTGAGGACAAAGCCTTTGCAATTGGCATACCAATCTTTTTGGCCAATTCAATAATAGTGTTTTTAAGTAAACCGACAATATCAGCCAAACCTTTTAATTTTTCCCAGATATCATCCAAGAACGATGATTCTTTAACTGGTTCTGCGGTTGCACCACCAGACCCAATCGACTTAACCAACTTGTTTAGTGTTTCAACTAATTCTTTATGTCTTTTCTGTTTTTCTAATGCAAGTTCTTCTTCGGTATTTTTTGAAAGTTCTTTTAATTTGATATCTTCTTCACGAGTGTTTTTCAAAAACGAATAAATTTTTGATAATTGTTCGTTTATTCCTTCCGAATCACCTTCACCAGGAACTTTCTTTAATTTATCAGCAGTATTTTTGGTGCTAACAATACTCTTCGTTCTTCCTGTAAAGTAATCAATATCTTTTTGACTGCGGCCCATCATCTTACCATACAAAGCGGGAGCAAATCTGGATCCAAAAGTCATAAACTTCACAATATTCAATGGATCAAATTTTTCTTTGATGCCTTTAATTTTGGCTTGTGACTTTAATGAAATGGTTTTACCAATAGCTTTACTAACAGATTCTTGTTGTGCTAATTGGTCAAGTAACAAATCAGAAAACTTAGAGTTTCTAACCTTTCTTGCCTGTTGGTAATTTAATTTATTGTTTTCCATCTTTTACTTTCTTTGCCAAGCCGGTCTATCATCAACTGGTTTTGTTTGAGTTGAATCTTTTGTATTGGTTGTATTGTTCACCTGTTGATTGACAGTTTGAACTGGAGTTTGGTTTTGTTTCTTCATATCTTGATTCTCTTGTGACATTTTAATAATATCATCAGCTAAACCAGACTGTTTTTTAGCTCTTTCATAGTTAACAAACAGGTGTTCACCTACTGCTTCACCTTTTTCGTTGAATTTGTTTCCTTTATAACCAACTTCAAAACCTTCAACTTTATGTCCCATGCCGGCAGTAGCACGTATTATTTCTCTCAAGGCTTCATCTTGATTTTTATAACTATTTAATCTTTCTAATCCTTTTTTAACATTACCTTTTTCCAATGTTAAAATGTAATATGCAACAGCAGCCTTATATGCAATATCAGGGTCTTGTAGTTTATCGGGGTCTTTTACCAAATCAACTTTCACACCCATTTGATTTAAAACTTTACTTACACCTTCATAGTTTGCACGACCAGTAATGGCAACCAAGCCTCGACCTCTGTATTTCCAACCATCACCAGATTCTTTATTACCCAATTTGTTTCCTGGATAATTGTATGCCATATCATACCAAGTTTCATTTCCTTTTTCTAGGGCTTGTCTAACCACAGTCTCAGGAACTCCATCTTTTTCATAACCCAATTTTTTAGCTAAAGAACCACCAGGTTTTAATTGTGGGAAAGTTTGTTGTATGTAACCATATCCCCTCTTATTCATGGTGTTCAAGTATTCTTTAGCACCAGATTCATCAGATTTCAAATCAATTTGAGATTCTTTTGCTGAAGTTTGTAATATTGCTTTTTGTGCATAAACATTGGTAACACCAACAGCAGAGATAGCTGCAACAACGCCGACACCGGCTTGTTTTATCATTTCAGCTGTTCTTTTTCCTGGTTTAGGTGCCTGTTTTACAGGTTCAGCTGAAGGTTTCTTTTCAGCTGGTGGTTGTTTCTCAGCAGTTTCTTTCTTAGGTTCAGGTTTTTTCTCAGGCTGCTTAGTAGGTTGTTCCGGTTTCTTTTCTGGAGGCTTTGCTTCAGGCTTTTTCTCAGCTGGTTTCTTTTCAGCCGGCTTAGTTTCTGGCTTCTTTTCGACCGGTTTCTCAGCCGGCTTAGTTTCTGGCTTCTTTTCAGCTGGTTTGGCTTCTGGCTTCTTTTCAGCTGGTTTGGTTTCAGCCTTTTTCGCTTTCTCCTCAGCCTTCTTTTCTCTACGAACAACTCTTTTAGGTTTTGGTCTTCTGCGTATAGTTAAAGCCTTGATTATTTGTTCGTGTCTTTTTTGGTCCTCAGAATCTTCTTCTTCTTTACGATTAACTTGTTCTTGGCGTTCCAATTTTGCGTCATCACGGTTTTTCACCATCAACTTATAAATTTCACCGAGATATCCGGTGTTAGACATTGGTTCCGTAGTTAATTCTTCAGATTTCTTCTTAGATGAAAAAAGACTGCCAATTTTGTTGGCAGTCTTTTTCAAAAAACTAACAGAGTCTTTCGTTTTTTCAGACACGACAGGACTAGACGAACTTTCGCCTGCATCTTTTTTATTTTTCCCGAATAAATTCATTTATTTTTTTCTCTGTCGTTCTTTTAGTTTTTGGTTTTCTTCTTCCAAATATTGAATCAACATAGCGACATAGATATCTCGTTCCCAAGGTATCATATCTTCAAGTTCAGTAAGACTATACTTATGGTGTTGCATCAATGAAAAGTTAGTCTTATAGTAATTTTTTAAGTCATCATAACCAAGTATTAGCCGAAAAAACTTTCGAGGCCCTCCACATCCAAATGGTGTTGAAAACCACACTTGGAACATTTCATTTCAATTCTTTTTGATAGTTTTGGAACACTATTGAAGAATTTTTCCATCTTTTCAAATTGTTCTTGGTTTAATTGTTCGATGAACTCAACCAATTCGGCCGTAGTCTGTTCTTTCGCATAATGAAATTGTTCACCGTCATAAACATATTCGATACAATTTGCCATCATATTAAATGTTACTTCAGTGATATCATCCAATTCAATTGAATCTTTAACTAAACTGAATGACGGATATTTCATTTTAACTGTTATATTTTCAGTTAATTGAATTTCAGGATCAACATATTCTGTTTGAACTGGTTCAACTTCAAGCAAATTAACCTTTGCTTCCATAACATTTCCACAAACCTTCTCGTCAACTTCATTGTTGCAACGATATTTTGATTCTGAGATTTCACCAACAGACTTTGCTCTTAATTGTATGAAATAATATTCAATGTCTATAATTGGTAAGTCATCAATATCAACATCTTTAGATAATGTGCAAACATTCAAAATTTCTCTGACATTATGTTGTATTGTTTTTGCATCCGATGACTCTAAAGCCATCATCAACGCTTTTTGTTCTTTGACCAAATATGGTCTGTATTTTATAGTCTTGTTTGAAACTGGTAATTTCAATTCATATGTTGGCACTTCAAGTTTTGGTAAAGCCATAATAACCTCTCATTTTATTCGTTAAATGTCACGGGTTGATTAACTGCATCAGCCAGAGAATTGAATCCTGCACTCACAGAATTTCCAACTGATCCACCCAAACCACCCAATCCTGTAGCCACTGAGTCCAAACCAGCATCCAAAAGGTCTCTTCCAAGACCTTGAAGTGTGAGGTTCTTCCAGTAAGTATAAGCAAAAGTCACAGTCAATTTATGAAAACCATCTCCATTCCAATCCAAGTCTAGTTGGTTTATGGAAATTGGATATGCATCCATCAGACTGACAGTGTATGTTTTATTATTTTCAACATCATATTGGTTGATAGTCAAAGTTGTTGCATAATTTTCTTTGTATCTCATGTTGTTGGTGTATGATGGATTAATATAATTCAACCAACCATCAAAAAGATATTTTTGTTGCATATCTTCATCAACAATGAATGTCAAATCAATGTCATTGTATGTTGTTAGATATGGATACTTTTCAACTGGACCATAAGTTTTTTGTTCCGTTGTTGCAAGTGTTCGACCAGGAAGGTTAGCAACTTCACATCTGTAAACCAAATTTCTTGCCGATTTGATATACTGCATGAGTGTTAACGGCAAAGGAATTTCAACATCAAATCTGTTTGTGCGAGATAAATCTCCAGAAAAACTGGATTTGAAATCGTAAATTGAACGTGGCATTTAAGAGTTCCTTATTTCTTGAATAGAATCTTGCCAAACTTTCTTTGGCTGAGCATTTTTGAATTGTTGTATTGGCAAATATGTTGCAACATCCCATTCATTAGGTTCCACAGCCAAAATCCTAGATTTTATGTGGCTGTATAGGTAATGTTTGATACAAGGTCTGAATTCTTTTAACTTTGAGGATGCATCCAGGATTGGATAGGTCACTCGGATCCTCTTAATTTCATCTTCCTCGTTGTAGATTGCAAACTGCATCAACTTTCTTAGGAAAATGACCCTATATTTTAGTGGTAAGTAATGTAGGTTTAGACCTATGAAACCATCCGGCAACCTTTTAAGTGGTAATACCAGTGGAAATCTGTCATAATATGGTAATGTATCTTTACCTTTTGCATCATAAACAAAAAAATACATTGCACCCATTAAAAACTTTTGACGGTCTCCAGGTCTGGTCCATCTGTCTTTTTCTTTTGTAATAGGAACAGACATGCGGCTCGGATTTCTCAGAGTTGCAATTTTTTGCATCAACCAGCGCATAGACTCACGGCTCATTGTCG